TCACCATTTTCATATCTATATATAGTGGCTCTATTTTTATTTAACAATTTAGCTAGTGCATCTGCAGTATATCCTAGCTCTAATCTACGTTGCTTAATTCGTTCTCCAATTCTCATGCGATAACCTCACTTTCTCTTTTGTTTACATAATACAATACAATTCGCAAAAATGCAACAAATATTTTTAAACAATCTATAAAATCGCATAAAATGCGAAAAATGTTGTTGACATGCATTTTTTAATAGGGTAATATCTAAATAAAGGTAGTCGCATATAAGCGACAAATAAGAAAAGGGGGGAATAGATATGGTGAATATCAGAAAGCTGAAAGCTAAATTAGTGGAAAAAGATATTTCCATTATTGAGTTAGCAAATGTACTTGGGATTGATAAATCTACAGTATATAGAAAGCTTAATAAGTCTGGGGAAAACTTCACAGTAAAAGATGTTGAAAAAATTTCTAAGGCGCTATCTTTAACTTATGATGATATTAATGATATTTTTTTTACCAATGTAGTCGCATAGTATGCGACAAATTATAAGTTAGAAAAGGTGAAATCAAATGGGAGAAGACTATAAAGCATTTATGAAAGAAATGCAAATAGATGTTAGTCAAAAGCGAATTACTAAATTAATTGAAGCCAAGAAAACTATCAAAGAAGTAATACATTATGATCCAGGAGAAAAATCAAAATATAAAACGATAGTTAACATGATTGATGAAGTAATTGTGGATGAACTTAAAGTCCAAGAAAACCATATAAATAAAACTACAAATAAAGTAGAAGTCATTACTAATCCTAAGCTAAAAGAACATATGAAGTTAGCACTAAATAGTAACTCGTTAGAGTATGACAATAGATTATCTAGTGGTGAGGCTGTAAATCATTTAGCAGATACATTTATTCAAATGAAAAACATTATGGACAGAGTAGCAATTGAAGATTGTTGGTACTCGAAAGAATTTTTTGAAGAAGTAGAAAATGCCCTTATCACAATGGCAGTAATAAAGGCATTTGGTATTAGTAAAAAATCTGAACGTTATTTAGGGGCTATTAGAAAAGTGGTTATTGAATTGAGAACTGCAGAGAGTAAGGGTTGATAATCTTTGATTTTATCACTAATTGAAGAAAGCATACCTTTTTCTAGTGGTGCACCAAGTTCAATACGATCGTATAGCGGTTTTAATTCAGTCAATAGAATTTGTTTTTCTTCATCTGAATATGGCGAGTTATCAATAATATTTTGGATATCAGAGTAGCTGAAAGTATTGTTGACGGTATTAGATGAGTTATTATTGCCGACAATACCAAAATTAGAACCATAAATATTTGTAACATTTGATGTAGCGACAGGTGTAGAAATATCCTCTATTGCCCTTATGCCTTTTGAAGTGATTTTTAAAGAAATTGGAAAACCACTCGTTGGTGCAAAATTAGAAACATAACCAGAATCTTTAAGATAATCTACTTGCATTTCTAAATCATGATATTTATTTGGGAGTAAATCCAATAGATAATCATGGCTTAAACTGAATGATTGGTTTGTTTTACAACAGTGATATATTTCTTCAAGCAGTTGCATTGAATCGGTATGTATAGACATTATAATCACCTCCTTTCAAGGTGATTATATCAATTATAAAAATAAGATGAAATAGAGAGGTGTATGTAGTAATGGAAAGTGTTCAACCAAAGTACGTGCCTATTAGCACATTAGCTAAGATATGGGGGCGCAGCAAAATGTATATCTATAGAAGAATAGATATGATCCGCAATGAAGGTAGATTTAATGAAATCTGCATGCAACTAGGACCACAACAAACGCTGGTACATGTAGATAAGTTTGAAGCATGGATGAAAGGGCAGCACATGAAGTGGCTAAAGGGGGCATAGAAGATGAACATTATAAATCTAATTACAACCGTGCAATGGTGCTTAGGGATATTAGGGTTAGGACTATATGGAGGAATTGAGCAAGCAGAAGGCTGGCAAATACTAATCAATATAGTTTTAACAATAACAACTGGCATCACAATTTGGATGTTAGGCAGGGTTAAGGAGGTGATAAAACATGAAAGACAAAAGAGAAAAGGCACTAGATCTACTAAAAACATATTTAATGTTTGATGATGAAGAAATGCAAGTTTTAAGGGAACACATTACATCAATCAGCGTAAGCAATAAAAGTACAAGTTTAGACTTTACTATTCTAGCTAATGGATCCGCTATTTTTGTTAAGCGAAAGACAGGGGAATATGTATTACGCATAACAGGTAAAGGCCCAATTAAAGAAAACAAAGTATATCTTGCATTAAGAGCAAGAGAAATACTGCTTGATGCGGTGATGAATAATGAGTAAACACTGCAGCATATGTGATGAGTGCAATAAAAAAAGCCGTGCCTACATACACTGTAGACAGGCCAAAGGGATTATATGCATGGAACATTGCGATGCATGCCAATATTTAGAGATTGAACAAGGTGACATGCATTGTAATTATCCTAGGCAAAAAGAAAAGGCCACTAATTAAAGTAGCCTAATCAAGCACGTAATTACGCACCAAACCTAACGTAATTATATCACACATGGGCATAAAAGACTAGGGAAAAGCTTATTTCAAGGCTTTTCTTATTAACTAGATATAACATATTAACAAATCAACCATGGGGAGTAATTACGATGAGGAAGCGTAAGAAAGTCATATCTAAAAATATGATAGAGGTACTTGATTACCATACATCAAGAACATATAGAAAGAATGGCAAGCGTGTAAAAAAGAAAAATATCACACCAGAAGCCGTGAAAAAGCAAAATGAAAAACAAGCGGAAGCAATGCTGCGTATGTTGATTGATAATAACTTCACTACAAATGATTGTTACATCACACTCACATATAAAGAACAGCCTGCAACATGGGACGATGCAAAGAAAGATATTCAGAATTTTATAAGACGGCTTAAACGTAGATATAAAAAACTGGATAAAGAATTGAAATACATTTACATAGCGGAGGGGAAAACAAGAATACATTTCCACATGATCATCAACAATGCAGAACTATATTCAGATGAGTTGAATGAACTTTGGCCACATGGCATGCATAAGTTGATGTTGTATCAAGGAAGGGCAGAAGATGCAGTAAGATTAGCAAGCTACTTTGTAAAAGAAAAACGGAGTGCATGTTATTCAGATAAAGAAAATGCATTTAAACGTAGATGGAATAGTAGTAAGAATTTAGAAAAACCTAAAGTAAAAACAGAGATTTTAAAGCCGAGCGAATGGAGAGATTATATCCAACCGCCAAAAGGTTATTACGTAGAAACAGATAGTGTAGTTGAGTCTGTATCAGAAGAAGGATATCCTTATAGATTTTACAGATTAATAAGAATTGAGGAGGTAAAACATGGAACTACTAGGGGTAGGCATTGTGATAGGGGCAATGCTAGGAGTAGCAATAATGTCATTATGCGTAATTAGTAAAGAATGTGAGAAATGGGAGGAAGAAATAAATGATAAACGTAAATGAAGTATTTTTGAGCGGTAACGTAGTAGCAGATGCAGAACTACGATACACAAAAACAGGAAAGCCAGTACTTACATTTAGAATGGCAACCAATAAATATGTAAATGAGCAACAGAGTACACAATATCACAACATTGTATGCTGGGTTGATGCGGAAAAATACAGTGGATTAAAGAAAGGTGATTTTGTATCAGTAAATGGTGAACTAAGAACTAGATCATATGAAAAAGACGGAGGGAAAAGATACATTACAGAGATTGTGGCCAAAGTCCTTACATATGGCTTGAAAGAGAATGAAAGCACATCAAGTAATTTTGAAAATGGGTTTGTAGATGATGATGAACCTATCCCATTCTAGGAGGAAATAAATGCGAAGAGGTAGACCAAGAAAGATATGTAGCCACTCATTTGGGCCAGCAAAAAGCGGTGCGCTATGGGTGAAAACAACATGCCCCAAAGGGAAAACATCAATTAAAGTATTCAAAGGCAAAACAGCAGGCACTTTACATTGGCTGAAAAAAGAAGAATGTGAAGATTGCCCTGCATATAGTCCTACAAAGGTTTATGCAAAATAGGAGGAAACAACATGCAAAGCACAAGCATGGCAGGTGTACCGATGAATTGCATAAATTGGCTGGCACTAGGTGCGGTAGTATACGGTGCAATGGATAAGCGAAATGCATTAAAAGTATTGGGATTAAAGGAACAAATAAATGCAGATGTGTTACAGCCATTGATTGACAGAGGACTAAGCCAAAGAAAAATAGCAGAAGAATTAGAAGTAAGTCAAAGCCTAATTAAAAATATTTGTAAAAAATTAGGAATTAAAACGAAACGAGGTAGAAAACAATGAAAAAAGTAATGTTAGCAGTAATGGTATTAAGTGCAGTAGTTAATGGTGCATATGCGAATGGAACAAATAATTTAGTAGGTGGTACAGATAATGTGGCAACAGCAAATAGTGCTGCAGTATTTGGATATAAAAACACTGTAAATTCTAACAATGCAATTGCATTTGGTGAAAACAACACAGTAAATGGGACAAATTCATTTGCTGGGGGCAATAATTCAAAAGCAGAAGGAAGAAATACATTTGCATTTGGTAGTCATGCAGAAGCATTGACTGAATACACATATGCAATTGGTAGCCAAGCAAGAACATCAGCATATGACACTATTGCAATTGGCAATGGCGCATATGTAAGTGGTGTATCTAGCGTTGCAATTGGGCGCACAAACAATATCACTGGTGAAAACACAGTGGTTGTAGGTGCTAATAACAAAGACATTAAAGGCAATCAATCAACTGTGATTGGCTACAATAACAAAATGGCTGGTGATATGGAACAAACTATCATTGGTGCAAATTCTGAAACTGCAGGGCAGGGATCCATGGCCATTGGGACACATACAAAGGTTACTGCAATTGATGCGGTTGGCATTGGCAATAATATTGTGGCGGATAAGCCAAATAGTGTTGCACTAGGAACAAACAGTGTAACAGACAATGCAGTTAATCAACTACAAGCAATGGTAAACAATACAACATATGTATTTGCTGGTACAGATGCAACATCAGTAGTAAGCGTAGGCAGTAAACAACGTGCAGGATTTGGTGGAGTAAAAAATTATGTTCGCCAAGTACAGAATGTTGCAGCAGGCAGAGTAGATGCATCTTCAACTGATGCAGTAAATGGTTCACAACTACATGCTGCATATGATGCCATTAATACAATGGGTGAAGATATTGATAAAGCACTAGATGCACAACAACAATTCAATACTGCAGTACATAACACGCTAGCAAATCATAAGGATGCAATTAAAAATAACACACAACGTATTACACAACATGATGCGGACATTGCAAATAATAAAAATGTTATCAAGGCTAATGATCGTGTATTGAAAAATCATGAAGAGCGCATTGATAAGTTAGAGCATCAAGCAAGCAATACATTAACAAATTTAAAATCAGACATTAAGCAATTAGATGGAAGAATTAATAAAGTTGGTGCAAGTGCAGCTGCATTAGCTGGACTACATCCAATGGAATTTAACAAAGATGATAAATTTAGCACATCTGTAGCATATGGTCACTATAAAAATGCCAATGCAGTGGCATTAGGTGCATACTACAGACCAAATGAAAAAGTATTACTTGGCATTGCAGGTACATTTGGCAGTGAAAACATGTACAACGTAAGCGCATCTTTCAAATTTGGAAAACATAGTGAATATGAACCACAAGCAAAACGTGACGGAGAAATTGAAGCTATGAAAGCACAAATTGCAGAATTAACAGCAAGACTTGATGCGGTAAGCAAATAAAATAGGTGGGCGGTATATCCGCCCTTACCTAAAACTAGGGGGCGAAGTTATGAACCATGTAACAACACTATTTAACAGTAATGAGTTTGGGGAACTTAGGACAATCATTATTGAAGATGAAGTGTACTTTGTGGCCAAGAGCGTAGCAACTGCACTTGGCTATAAAGATACTGCAGATGCAATTAGAAAACATATTGATGAAGAAGATAAGCTGCGTTGGCAAATTGCCGACACAGGTCAAAACAGAGAGACCTATTTAATCAATGAGTCTGGACTATATTCCTTGATATTGAAATCAAAGATGCCAAGTGCGAAGAAATTTAAACGCTGGGTAACTAGCGAAGTACTTCCACAAATTAGAAAAACAGGAAGCTATGATCTACATATTCCAAAGACATTACCAGAAGCATTGAGATTGTATGCAGATGAAGTAGAAGCGCATAACCAATCAAAGGCAATTATTGAGCAACAGAAACAACAAATAGCGGAATATGAGCCAAAGGTTGACTATGTGGACAAAATACTAAGCAGTACAAATGCAATGACAGTAACACAGATTGCTGCAGACTATGGATTAAGTGCTAAGGCTTTAAACAAGATACTACATGATGCACACATTCAACGTAGCGTAAATGGGCAATGGATTTTGTACAGTGATTTAATGCGAAAAGGGTACACAAAGACTAAGACACACACATACATGACTACAGACGGAAGATTGGAGTGCAAAGCATCTACACGTTGGACACAAAAAGGAAGATTGATGATACACGAGTTACTAAAGAAGCTGGGAATCAATGCAGTGTGTGAGGAGGTAGCATGAAGCCATTAGTATATAAAGGCCTAAGAAAGAACTTAAACAGGTCAGAATGGGTAAGCAGTGATGAAATAAAGCAAAGCTACTCACAAATAAGGCTATTAGCAGTAGAAAATGACACCTATGCATGGGTACCAATTGAGGACGGAACACTATGCAGAGGAAGCGAAGCAAAAGACACGCTAGGGAAAAGAATATACGAAAAGGACCATATAGAGTTTGATTGTAAATCCATACAAGATAAACCAATGGTCGGGGAAGTATATTACAGCGTTGATAAATACCAATGGAGATGCAAGGCAATTAACCAGCAGGACACAACACAACGTGATGCGGTATTAGATTTTGACTTAGCATTTGTATTGAATAATGGAAAAGTAAAAGTAATAGGCAATAGATTAGAGGGATATGAGCATAAATGACAGATACAGAAATGTATGTAAAGCACTTGATCATATTGTAAAGTGCCGAACAAAAGAAGCAAAACTAGTATTTATACCATACTGGGGTTATGTGTTTACTCCGTCAAAGGAACTACTAAAAGCAAGAATAAGAAGAAACCTATGTAAGGAAAGTAAAGTATTTTACCAAAGGGTAAGGAGTTATTATGAAACCACCATGCAGGGAGTGCCAATTTAGAGAAGTAGGATGCCACAGTAAATGTGAAAGCTACATTCAATGGAGAGTGCAGCTAGATAAATATAACGAGCAAAAGAACATGCAAGGCGATGCCTATAAATATGTAGGAGATAACGTAAGAGCAATTAGACACAGAATGAGAAAGCTAAAAGGATATAGCTGTACTGTGAGGGATTAAAAAGTGAAATTAGATTTATGGGTAAGGCTAAACATAACAATGGCTGATGATAGTAAGGTAAGTGGCTGGACACAGATATACGGGAAGCATGAGTTAGCCATGTATAAAAAGCCTTTCAAAGAATTAAAGCCAATTGTTAATGATCATATAGGAAAAATGAACTGGCTAACTATTTGTAACAGGAGGTACGAAACAAACCAAGTAATAGAAATTAATACAAGCAAGATAAAGCGGTATGTAATAAAAGAGTGCGTGCAACCATGTGAAAATGACGAAGAATGGGAACATGCTAGGAAATGGTACAGAGAATATAAACAAAAAGAACGTGAAAACGTAGAGAAAATAAGCTAGGAGGATATGAAATGCAAAGAAAGTGTCATAGATGTGATAGGTTATTTACACCAGATAGTAATAGCACATGGTGTCCAGATTGTAGAGAAGGCAAACCAGTAGCACCTAGGAAAACAAAGGAACAATTAGAGAAAGAGCGTGAAGCACGATTAGAGAAAGCATTTAAATACACAAGATACTGTGTACAGTGTGGAAAGAAATTCCATACAAATGATACACGTAAGGTAATATGCGGTGATTGGGAATGTGAAGAAAAACAAAGATTTGAACTTCGAAGAGCAAGCTGTAGGAAAGGAAAACAAAAATGAGGATACTAAGCATTGGATTTGGGGATAAAAAGAAAGTAAAGTATGAGAAAGTAAATAATGCTGGTATTACTGAAACATATCAACTGGTTACAGAAGATGATTTTAGACCAGAGATATTAGAAGCATATGTAAAAGCAAGAGCATTGGTGATTGAAACATTTAAAGTGTTCAAACTATTTGAAGAAGAGTGGCTGAAGATTAAATCTATTAGCTTTAAATGGCATAAGGAAATGCCAAAGGTTATTACAGAAGCAAAGTATGTGCTTATAATCACAAATAAGTATGGAGATGAATGTACAATTAGTACATCGTGGCTAAGTGTAATAGATGAAGCGCCAGAAAAGCTTATTCCATTAGCAGAAGAAATAGAATTATTTGTAAGAGGTGCACGCGCGCAGGGGAAATTATGGGAAGAAAAATTGGAAGATGATGCGGTTGAGGGTGAAACATTTCACATCAATGATCTAGTACAAGAAGGGAAAGAGAATGATTAAAAACCAATTAATTTATGTAGCGCATCCATTTGGTGGAGATAAAGCTAATAAGTATTCCATTGATACAATCATGGAAAACCTAGTAATGATAGATAAGAACAATACATATCTATCACCTCTTCACAATTTCAGCATGTTGTACTTTGATACACAATACTCAAAAGGCTTAAAAATATGTTTGGACATGTTAAATAAATGTGATGCCTTAGTATTATGTGGGGACTGGGAAACATCTAAAGGCTGCATTGGTGAATGGTCATTTGCAATAGCAAAAGGGATACCAATATATACATGGAAAGAATGGACCGATAAATTAAAGGAACAGGGAGATAATATCCGATGACTGGAAGGGAATATTTAAATCAGATACGTGATACTGATTTGAATATAAGGTGTAAGGAGAGAGAAATATTTAAAATAAGACAAGATATCATGAGTCTACAAGCCATTGATTATAGTAAGGATAAAGTAAGTGGAGGGCAACCAATTACTATTGCGGATAAAGTTGCAAATCTTGATGCGGTTACAGAAGAGATTATGAAAGAATGGAGTGATTTCTTGCAGGAGAGAGAGCGAGCAAGATTTATGATCAATCAAATTTGTAGCACTAAGCAAAGGATTGTTTTAGTAGATAGGTACATTAATGGATGCACATGGGAAAAGGTTGCAGAACTAATAGATTGTTCAAGGCAGAATGTTCATAACTTACATAAAAGAGCAATTAAAAATTTCGAGGAAATTTACAAAAAGGTTGCTATTATTTGACACTCAATATATGAGATACTGTATGTGGGCATGGATGAAGAGAACACTTTCAACAAGCCTCCTAGAAAAACTACACACTATTAAGGACTACATCATACACAGGTCGCACAACACTGTATGATGCGGTCCTTTTTAGTTTATATGAGGAAATTGATGAAGCATAAAAGAATTACATCCAAAAAAACGATACAAGAAATTCGGAAGTCATATTGTGAAATATGCGGACAAAGAACAAATATAGAACCACATCATATTAATACACGTGGTAGTGGCGGTGGAGATATTAAGGAGAACTTAATACAACTCTGTACGCAATGCCATATCAATACACACAGTGGACAATATCCAACTAAAGATGATTGCTTAAATAAAGTAGCAGAGCGTGAAGGTATTACATATGATGAAGCATATGCAATTAATCGTAGAGCAATGGGATATGATGTATAAAATATAGTGGCCTAGAAAAAAGGGGATATTTTAAAAAATGGCAAAAGAGTATTCTAAAAATTTCTATAATTCATATAGGTGGAGAAGATGTGCAAAGGCATATGCAGAATCAAAGCTTTATATATGCGAAAGATGCCATGGATTAAAAAGTATCAATAAGGCAGATGGGACTAGACAACGTTGGGTAGTACATCATAAAAAGCCACTAAACCCAAACAACATTAACAATGATGCGGTTGCATATGGTTGGGATAATCTTATGTTCTTATGTATTGAATGTCACAATGCAATACATGCAGAGCTAGATGCTATGACGATACCTACTGGATTGACGAGCGGTGCAAGCCTATTAGTTAGACCGACACGTGGGATGATATTCAACGAGTTAGGTGATTTAGTAGCTGTAAATGATAATGAACATGATAATAATTAACTCCCCCCCATATTTTTATGGTGAAAATATTTTTTTCTACACCGGTGCTGCAGTTTCGTGTAACACACAGGTCGCACATGTGAGGGGTGTAGTTGACAAAGGAGTGATGGGAGATGGCAAATGAAGAAAAAGAAAAGTTAAAAAAGAAGAGGATTTCAGAATATAACAGGATTTTTAAAGAACTTTCACAAGAAAAGAAAAAGTTAATTAAGAAATCAATCGAACAAGCTGTTCATATGGAAATGCAATTAGATGACCTACAAATTGAATTAGAAAAAGTAGGTTTTGTAGAAGAATATTGCAACGGAAATAATCAATTTGGTAAAAAAGAATCGACTGAATCGAAGGCTTACAACACGCTCATGAAGAACTATATTTCAATCATAAAAGTTCTACTTGGCGAGTTGCCACAGTCTAAAAATGAAGATAATGATGAAGAATTTAAGAAATTCTTAATGGACCGTGTAAAACGATGAATCCAATCAGAGAATACTATAACCAAATAGTTGATGGGGACATAGTTGTATCTGATCGTGTGCGTAGGGTCTATAAACATTTAGTCGATAAGCTGGAGACTCCAGAGCAATATATTTATGACAAAGACAGAGCAGAAGTTGCAATTGATTTCATTGAACTGTTCTGTAAACACTCTAAAGGGAAATGGGCTGGGAAGCCTGTAAAGCTTGAATTATGGCAAAAAGCCTTGATTGCAGCTCTTTTTGGGTTCGTAGATAAAGATACCAAAGTAAGAGAATACCAGGAACTAATTCTTATTGTGGCACGTAAAAACGGTAAGTCCACTCTAGCGGCCGCAATAGGCCTTTTTTTATTGGTTGCTGATGGTGAGATGGGTGCTGAAATATATAGCGCTGCCACGAAACGTGACCAAGCAAAAATTATATGGGATGAAGCAGCGAAAATGATTAAGAAATCAAAGTCGCTAAACAAGGTTTGTCATGTACGAGTCAATCGAATATTGTGCGATGTGAATGACGGTAAGTTTGTACCGTTATCATCAGAATCAAATAGCTTAGATGGGCTTAATGTACATGGAGCGCTTATTGATGAATTACATGCTATCAAGGACAAAAATCTATATGATGTAATCGTTGATGGCATGAGCGCAAGGGAACAACCATTGACTATCATCACTAGTACAGCTGGCACTGTGCGTGAAAGCATATACGATATTAAGTATGACGAAGCATGCCAAATAGTAGATGGTTACGATGATGAACAGGGGTATCAAAATGAAAGGATATTACCAATCATTTATGAGTTAGACAGTCGAAAGGAATGGACTGACCCTAATTGTTGGGCAAAGGCTAATCCGGGACTAGGAACTATTAAGAGTGCAAGCCAATTAGCTGAAAAGGTAAAAACCGCACAAAATAATCCTATCCATGTTACCAACCTTTTAACAAAAGACTTTAATATTCGTGAAACTTCATCGGAAGCATTCTTGACATTTGAACAACTTAACAATACGGCTACTTTTGATATAGCAGCGTTAAAGCCACGATATGGGATTGGTGGAATAGATTTATCAGCAACAACAGACCTTACTTGTGCAACATTATTATTTATGGTGCCTAATGATCCTGTGAAATACGTTAAGCAAATGTACTGGATTCCAGAAGATTTGTTTGATAAACGAGTACAAGAAGATAAGGTGCCATATGATGTATGGTACAAGAGGGGCTTCATACGAAAATCACCAGGCAACCGAATAGATTATCGGCTGATTGTTGAATGGTTCAAAGAAAGACAAGAGGAAGATGATATCTATTTATATAAATGTGGGTATGACGGATGGAGTGCAGCATATTTTGTAGAAGATATGAAATCAGAGTTTGGGCGCTCTGTAATGAACCCAGTCATTCAAGGCAAGAAAACTCTGAGTGGCCCAATGAAAGCACTAGGCGCAGAATTAGAAGCAAAATTAATAAATTATGATAACAATCCTATATTGAAATGGTGTATGGCTAACGTGGAAATAGATGTAGATCGTAATGGCAATATCCAGCCAACTAAATCTATTCATGCAAAGAAGAGAATTGATGGATTCGCATCAATGTTAGATGCATACGTTGAGTATGAACGAAATCAAGAAGATTACCACAATGT